TGATTCCTAATCGGAGAAACATTAAATGAGTCGACTTTGACAATAATACTTAGGTCGTCTCCAACATAGGAATTGGGTAGGAAATTAGCTACAACCACCTTGCCTGTTTTATAATCTACGCTTCCCGAATTATCCTCAACATATATTCTTTTATTTTTTGCAAAGTAATAGATTCGAAGCAAGCCATTACCATCATCATCAAAATAACAATTAGCACGATTTTTATATGTGAAAGCACTGCTCGACAATGCATACTGGTGACCTGCATGAGGATGATGTAACGATCGATTAAACTGTATCGTGTATGTTTGTTTCGCTGTGAGTTGCGGTTGTATCCTACGCTCGACATCGATACTTGCTTGAGATCCTACAATAGATGTTTCTGCATTATCTACCGTATCTAGGAAACGTGATAACCTGAATGAGCCTTCAAATGTGTTTAGATTATTCGTTTCGTACTCTGAAACTTTCGTTGAAATGAAACTAGCTATTTGTGCTCCAGTTCTTGCCGTTTCATTGGGATCATATCGCACACTGATTGTCGGTCTGATATATAAAAAGTTCGGATCTACAAACTCAGCATCGATCGATTGTACATTATATCGATTGAGTGTTTGTTTAATTCTTTCTTTTTCTGTAGAGGAAATTAGATTACCAACTTTCGGTTTCACGCAAGCATAAACCCTACCATAAATCGGAGGATCGTTTTCCTCACCGCCCCAAACATTAACAGCAGAGATATTAGTAAACTCACGAAGAATGATTCTCTTATAGTCAAAAGTCGTGACAGCACGGTTTTGAGTTTCATATGCGCGAGGAGCATTAAAACGAACAGCGTCGATTCCCTCCTCTAGCGCACCACCGGAAGCTCGTTCTGCTATCGTTATGGTATAGTCGGTTTCTCCAGATATAGCCGCTGATGAGGTAAATGTGTTTGCGCCATTTGGACGCGGACCCTCACAAACCCTATAATCAACTGTAACAATATCATTATTTTCTGGTTTCTGCCCGATAACGCCGTCTCCGAATGCTATCTTATATTTCTTTTCTCTATCTGCCTCTATAAAAAATACTCGGCTTGTAGATGAAACTTCTTTGAGATCTGATGCCTGATTATATGTTTGCGCAACACCGCTCGATGTTACTGAAACAGCAATGCTACGTGTATCAACTAAATCGTTTGGCAAAACAAATGATGTGTTCGCAGAGGAGTAAACGAAATCATGCTGAAGGACAACGCCCTCTGTTATTCGAATAAAATCAGCGAAACCGTTTGTTGTATTAGCATCAATTGAATATGTGGTTGGCGTCACGAATTGATAGGAAATACCATTTACAGAAGTTGTAAACACAGTGTTTTTGGGTATGGTCAACGTCGGTACAAGCTCAGTTGCAACTGCGGAATTAAATGTGATTTTAACATTAGCGGTTGCGCCATATGCAGAACGAGGGAGATATCCTATCTCTTTTGCACGAGAGGCGACACTTTCATACAACTGACCTGTATCCAAAAATGTTTCGTTCAATGCCATGTTAGTGTACAATGCATTGTAGTATGTATTATATGAAAGAAGATCAAGCAATGTGCCGATCGACGAATCGTCGAAGTTCATATCCGTGAACTCGGGTTTCCCCTCAATGAAAGTTTGAAGATTTGTTCTGATTGTTGCGAAATCTAAACCTGTAACTGATATGGCTGAATTGGCTGGCATTAGCGAACTCTTTCTAAGATAAGTGTTGTTTCAACAGGCTGGGTTGCATTTATAGGTCTGTAGACCACATTGACACGAACAGAATTGCGGTCCGGATCAGCTATAGCCGAAACATTTAATAGAGCAGCTCTTGGCATATAGTTGGCAAAAGCAAATGCGATATCACTTTCTATTTCTGTCTCAGTGCTTGCCTCTATCAAATCAAAAAGTCTTTTTCTTACATCGCAACCAAAATCAGGTCTGTATGGTCTTTCGAACTTATTTGTCAAAACAAGACTTTTTACACCCTGTTTCACCGAGTCATTGTTCTTTTTCAACAAAAGTTTGCCAGTCTTCGGATGAGCACGAAAGCTCAAATCGAAATCTTTATATACGATCGTTCTGGTAGCAGCTGGCATTCTTTCTTCTCCTTGGAACTATTTATTCAAAAAAATCCATTTACATCTGCTTTCTTTGACATTATAATTAGTGATGTCACGAGGGGTCAGTATAATATACTATGGATCACCTACATTAACATTAGCCGAGCCTTCAGCAGTTTGAGTAGAACTATGCCCTGCGCCATCTGCAGCTGCAGAATCCGGTGTATGATTTACGACAGCTATCCCCTTAATGAATACATTCTTTGATCCAGCCACCAGTGCACCACCTCCATGACTATTAAGATTCCCATGAATCGAAACGAGTTTTCCGTTGGAGTAAACCGTAGATTGTCCACTAACAATAGTTGTAGCACCGCATGCGCGTGCATCTCCATGTCTATGTATAGCTACCAACTCAACCTCCTCCAAACATCTTGGGGCTTAAACCGAATCCCTTTAATATTTGTGCTGCTTGTTGTCTTGCAGCTTCTTGTTCCTCTGGTGTCCCTTCAATTACAGGAACATCCGGATCTGGATTATCTTCGTATTCAGAATTTTCTGCTGCCAGCCTCCGTTCCTCCTCATCGTTCTCTGCTGCTATCCTAGCTTTTTCTTCAGGTGTCAGAGGAAGACCATAATCTTTTTCAAGATTGTCCCCAAATTTAACTAATTTATCAACATTAAGATTAGTCATCGCACCGCCAAGCATCGTTCCGAGGTTAGCTTTATCGGACTTCATAGAGTTCATAAAACCATTATCACCGAGAGCTTGAAGCCCCGAAAACTTCGTTCCTTTCCTTGGAACGAATGCTGTAGCCTTGCTATCTGGTTTAGGATTCTCCACCATCTTTCTAAAATTCGCGCCCATTCTTTTTACTTCTTGACCTTGAATAAGTTTAGCAGCTTTGACATTTCTGGTTACATCTGAAATTTTTTTCTTGCTTCCACCAGCCAATACTTTTAAATTGGCAAATGCATTCGGATTTATAAACTTGGCGAACGGTGCGAAAGAAGGTTTTGGAACCGCTGGTGAAGGATCGGGTTCTTTTAGATCCTTAGGATCTTTCGTGGGAACTTTTTTCGGTTGTGCCTCACCAAGATCTTCATCATCTTCTATATATCGAGCAGGCACATCTTTTTCAACTTTAAATTTCGGATTGGCTATTGCCTCATACACAATTTTTTCAACATTGGTTTTGCCAAACTTAGCCTTTATATCTTGGAATGTAGCCTCTGCTCCATCACCAGCTGGTCCGAAACTAG